CAATAGAAGCGGCATTAACGGTTACAGACACCGAGCATGATATAGACGGTACAGACCATCCGGCATTAAATACATCTATAGTATTAACGGTTCAGGACGCTGAGCACGCATTATTTAATACAACCCAGATACTGTATGCCGAAGTTCCGATAAATCCAACAGATGCTATTCACGGTATTTTTTCTACAAATCAAGAATTGGTTGTTGGTGGCGACCAAATATTATTTGTTGTAGATGCTGCTCACGGGATGGTTGCGACACGTCCAGAATTGGCTATCAGCGGCGACCAGATAATATTTGTTTTTGATGCAAACCACGGAATGATTAGTGAGCCACCAGGATTAACTGCTAACCTAATCTTGAGTGCGGTTGATACGATTCACGGCATTGATGGTAGTGACCATTCTGAATTATCAACATCTATAATTCTATCAATTCAAGATGCTGAACATTCAGTATTTGCAACAAAACAAGTATTAACCGCGAATAACCAGTTAAATGCGACAGACACAATTCACGGTTGGTCTGGTACGCATCCAATATTAGAAATTAGTGGTGCAATCGAGTTAGTTATTCAAGATTCAATTCACGGTATAACTTCAGGTGTAGCTGGCATAACTGGCAACATGGTTATATCGGGGGTAGACACCGAACACGGATTAATTACGATACCACCGGCTTTAGTAGGTGGTGGTGAACAAACCCTAACTATCCAAGATGCTGACCATTCGATGTTTGCAACCAATCAGGTTATTACATCAGGCCGCAGATTAGTCGGCCAGGATACAGAACACAAAATATTTGCAGTCAAGCAAGACTTAACCGCAGATAATCAATTAAACGCTACAGACGCAGTACACCAACTGATTTCGGCAAATCAACAGTTGGGTGCCCAATATGATTTGTCAGTAAGAAACACCGTCCACGGACACATATCAACAGTAGTTCCACTAACCCCTGTGCTTTCTGTTCGTAATGGCGTCATGGGGGTTGTGGGTGAGATTCCGACTTTGGAAAGGGGCAATGTGTCGTTTGGATTTAACTTTATGTCAAGGGCTTCTCCGTATGTTTTCAATGCGAAAAAAGAATCCTACAACCACACAGCTAAAAAGGCGGCATAAGTGGCAGGAACTTTAATAAATAGACATCAAAAATATCAGTGTTTATCAACTGATACAAAGCCGGTTACTGAAAAGGTTGGTGCTGAGATATTTGAAACAAACACCGGCGCAACATTTCGGTTTGATGGTACAACATGGAAAAAGATCACATCAGCCGCAGTTGACAATACCACCTATGCCCGTACCGGAATTGATTATGAGCATCACGAAATACATTCTGGTTCGCATTATTTCGTAAAGGGTTTTTTAAATATACCAGGCGCAAATGATGTTCTGGATATGTCTTGGTTAATGCCAAACACAACTAAGTGGACACATTGGACTTGGGAAATTTTTACAGAAAAAGCGATGGCATGGTATGTATACGAGGATGCCATTGAAACGAATGCCCTTGCCAACACTATGCCTTTATTTAATAGTAATAGGAATTCAACCAAATTATCGGGTACAGTTCTGAAATACGAAATACAGGCTGACCTTGCCACAGCTAATGCAGATACTAATGTTGAGAGCACTAATGGTGCATTACAATTGAAGTCTGGCATGTTGGGGGATAACAAGTCTGGTGGTGATGTAAGCAGATCACACGAAACAATTTTAAAGCAGAATAGCTTGTATTGTTTGAGGAGTGTGGCGTCTGGTGCTGGATATATAAACTTTGATATGGAATGGTACGAGCATACAGATAAGGAATAAAAAATGACTGATAAAAAGAAAGTAATTAAACTAAAAGACAAAAAACAAAAGCCGAAAGGCAAAGAACAAACTCTTGAAGTTCAGGATGGGGGACTTGGCGGCAAGGGTGGGTTCAACGGAGGGAGGAAATAATCATGGGAATGTACGCAAGTTCACATATGTATGAGGATGGTTTGAATATTATCAAAACAAGCGCTGTTATGGTCGTTATCACTACTACCCGGCCAGCCAATATGTCAACAGCAAAGGACGCCGCACTGGCATGGTCAACCGCACTTGCAAGCACTGATTTTATAATCACCGCAAACACGTCAGGTTATTACCTGAAAGTTTCCACTGATGCTGATATTATTGCAGCGACCACGTTGGAAAGCACCGGAAAGGCTGGGCACATTTCGCTTGGCTCAAGCGCAACGCTGTATTACGTCACGACCTGCACAACCAAGAACCTCGGCCCTGGGGATACGGTGACAATGCCGAGTTGGAGTATTTGGATTAAACAACCTACGAGTTAAGAAGGCAAAGCATGGTTGATAAATTTCAGGGTTCGGAGTCATTGACTCTTTATGCGGGGGATGCCAATGTGCCTTTGGTACTTAGGTTTCCCCCGGCAACAGGGTCAACTAAAAATGATGGCGCTGTGCCATATGGCAGTACTATAAGCGCACAGTCAGCAATTGCCACTTATCTTGATGATGGGAGTTCAAGTACGGCATTGATTTCAGCAATAACCGCCAGCAGTGAAGCAGTGACGGTTTGGCTTGATCATAGTACGGCAGTTCCTACCGGGTTGCACAGTGTGATAGCTACCGTCACATGGTCATTGAGTGGGAGTACAAGATTGATGACGCGACCATATGATTTAGACAGGGTGTGGGTGAAATGAAAACTTTACTTGTAACAGATTCGACAGCTTCCCCGTTCACGCTTGAAGAAATTAAAAACCATTTGAGGATCCCTGTGGGCGAAACAGGTGATGATGAACTATTAAAAGGTTTGCGCTCTGCTTCTGTTGAAACAGTAAAAAACATAACAGGTCGCAAGTTGATGAATGAAAAGTGGAATGTGTATTATGATAATTGGCCTGATGGTGTTTCATTAGAGCTGCCATATTCACCATTGGTCAGTGTTGCTGCAACAGGGATTACTTACACTGGATCCACAAGCAACACCACCACACTGGGTTCAACTATGTGGGCATCTGATACTGTGTCAGAACCAGGCAGGGTGGTTTTAGAAAATGATGAATCATGGCCAACAGATACACTTCATCAGAATAATCCAATTGAAATAGAATTTACTTGTGGCTATTCAGGCAGTAGCAATATTCCACAACAGATCAAACAGGCTTGTTTTTTGATGATTGGACACTGGTATGAAAATCGAGAAGAAGTTATTTTTGGTCCAGGGATGGTTATTGATCAAATTCCATTGGGCAGCAAAGCCCTTTTAGAAAGTTACAGAACGAGGTGGTTTTGAAAGATGGCACAAAGAAACATCTTAGAAAGCTATTACAGAAAAATAAGGTGGGTTCAATGAGAGCAGGAACATTAAGACACAGCCTTACATTACAGAGCAAAAATTCTACTGGTGATGGTATGGGTGGCATCACTTATAGCTGGAGCAATGACAAAACGGTATATGGTGCCATTTGGCCATTGAGGGGTGTAGAGCGATTGACAGCACAGCAGTTGGAAAGTGAAATTACCTGCCAGGTTCGCATTCGTTATACTTCAGGGGTGGCCCCTGACAACCGAATACAGGTTGGCGATACCACGCAATATTTAGACATTGTTAGTGTGGTCAATCCTGACTATCGCAATCGGGAATTGATTTTATATTGTCGAGAGGCATTATGACAGTAATTTGGTATGGCATAAAAATTCTGAAAGAATGGGATGAGGGCACAGAGAAAAGTGAAGAGCGTGCTGCCAACCGCATAGCTCAAGAAGCAAAGGAAACTGTTGCGATTGGCACAGGAGAATTAAAGGGAACCATCAGAGCATTCAAATCTAATTATCCTGATGGTGGCTGGATTGTATCAGCAGGCAATGAAGGCTCTCCCCATGCAAGTTTTGTTGAAATGGGTGTGCCAAGCAGAGACATCCTAAAGAGACCATTTTTGCGTCCAGCACTAATAAGTGAGAAAAAGCGTTTTATAAAAAGACTAAGGGCTATGGCTAAAAAAGGCATTTGATGAAAGCATTATTTACAGGCATATACAATGAGTTTTCCTCTGTTCCTGCGTCGTCTTTTTATAGCGCATTGAGTGGCAGACTTTATCTTGAAGAAGCACCACAAGGCACTGCTTTTCCATATGCCATATATAGCTTGGTGAGCAGTCCGGTTGATTATAATTTTACAAATAGATTTGAAGAACTGACTATGGATTTTAATTTATATTCAGATTCTGAATCAGGAGCAATTGAAATTACCGGGTTATATGAAAAATTAAAAGAGCAATTTGATGATGTGAATCTAACCGTTACGGGTTATTCAGCATTAAAATTCCAGCGTCAAAATGCTTGGTTAAATAAAATGCCGTCTGATATTCCCAACAAGTCAGTGTGGGGATACACGGTACAATATGGTGTATTACTACACATATAAAGGAGAAATATAATGGCTATTGCAGTTGGTAATCAGGGAAGTGTGACGGTCTGGACTTCTTCCGGCACACCTAACAACACTGTCGGGGAGATGGGAAACTGGACAATTAGCGGACCGGGGCTGAATATGATAGACGCTTCGGCATTTGGTGATGAGCGTGGGCGGCAAAAACCAGGAATGAGAACCGCGCAAACATTAACTTTTGACGGATATTATGACCAGACATCAACGGCGCAGAATTACCTTCAAACGTGGTTGAGTTCTGGTACACCTATCTACGCTTCGTCTAAATTGGATATTCCGTGTCATTTAAGAATATGGGCAAATACTGATACAGATCTTGAGCAATATGGTTTTTGGGCACTGGCTACATCAACTTCTTTATCTGTTAAGAGTTATGTCACGGGGTTAGAAGTAGGGCAGGAAAAAGATGGAGTTCAGACCGTGGCTTTTACTATGGCGGTAACTGGTGCCAATATGGTATGGACTACCACTACATAAAAATAAAGGAGCAATAAAATGGCTGTTGCAGTAGGACGAAAAGGAAAGGTTGAATTAAAAACATCTGACCCCGGGGTTGAAGTTGTAGCCGAAATGGGTAGCTGGTCAATCAGTGGGCCCACCCGAAATATGATAGAAATATCTGCTTTCGGTGACACTGTACCACGGCAGGAAATTGGTATGCTTACGGGTCAGACCATTACTTTTGACGGGTATTTCGATGGATCAAGCACTGCAGTAAGGCAGTTGCTTACATCGCTTAGTAGTGCTTCACCGATTTATGCTTCAACCGCTGTTGGTGGTGGTGGAAACTTTCCCTGCAATTTGAGATTGTGGGCGCAAAGTGATAATGCTCTGCCAGGGTATGGCCATTGGGCTGTATCTACTGCGGGAGGCTATGCTCCGACTATCTATATG